ATCGATGCCGACGAAAACGGCGCCCCCTATCTGCGCGACCCGGCACCACCAACAGCCGAAAGCCAGTGGCGGGCCTACCAGACGAAAGCCAAGGATGCCCTGACCGCCTCAGACACTTCCATGCTGCGCATCTACGAAGCCGTCATCCTCGGTGACACCACCATGGAATCGCCGGATGTCGTGGCCTTCGTGAAATGGCGCCAGGAGGTGCGCGCCATTCTCTCCGCCGCACAACCTGACGAACTCCCCACGGACCTTCCCACCATGCCGGCCTACCCGGTAGGCACCGGCACGCCATCCACCAACAGCTCCACCACCACAACCGACACCACATCCACGGAGGCACAATCATGAAACGGATCCGCGCTGCACTGCACTGGCTCGCCTGGGCCATCTTTGGTAACGACGATGATGGATTGAGCGGCCCGGCCGACTTTTGCCCAAGCTTGCCGGCATGGCTTCGCGCCGTGCTCTGGTGGCTCAGAAACCCATTCCACAATCTCACGTTCTACGTGATCGGCTTTGCGGGCCGGCCCTTCACCAGCTCGGGCCGCTATCCCTCGGATGTGTTTGCGCCGCTGGCCGGGTGGAACTGGGCACTGCGCTGGTACCGCCACATTCCGTTCCCGTTCTTCTCGTACTGGCGGGCCGGGTTCAAGGTCTATCTGGGCTGGCGCGAGCGAGGCAACTTCGGCATCAAGCTCAATTTCTAAGCCTGCTGTTCACCACAATGACCACAACATAAGCAGCACGACAGGCACGCGCACGCGGGGCACCATGAAGGCATCACTTCACGGAGCCCATTTTCATGGCGACAGACTACCATCACGGCGTGCGCGTGCTCGAACTCACCGACGGCACACACCCCATCACCACGGTCGATACCGCCGTCATCGGTATCATTGCCACGGGCGACGATGCCGACGCCGACACCTTCCCGCTCAATACCCCGGTTCTTAAAACCAACATCCAGGCCGCTGCCGGTTACGCTGGCAGCACCGGCACCCTGGCCGCCACGCTCGATGCGATTGCCGATCAGGCCAACGCCGCCTGCGTCGTGGTGCGCGTGCCCACGGCAGCCACCGAGGCCGAACAGAACACCGCCATCATCGGTGGCAGTGTTGACGGCAAATATACGGGCATGAAGGCACTGCTGGCGGCCAAATCACAATTGGGCGTGAAGCCGCGCATTCTGGCTGTGCCGGGCCTCGATACCCTGCCGGTTGCCACAGAACTGGTGGGCATCGCGCAGAAGCTGCGTGGCTTTGCCTATCTCTCCGCCTACGGGGCGGCCACCAAGGAAGACGCGGTGAAGTACCGCGAGAACTTCGGCCAGCGCGAAGCCATGCTCCTGTGGCCGGCTTCCTCTCTTTCGACACCGCCACCAGCACCACCAGGAACGCCGCCGCCACGGCCCGCGCCATCGGCCTGCGTGCCAAGATCGACGAAGAGACCGGCTGGCACAAGACGCTCTCCAATGTGGTGCTCAACGGCGTCACCGGCATTTCCAAGGATGTGTACTGGGATCTGCAGGAGACCGGCACCGATGCCGACTATCTGAACGAGAACTGCGTCACCACGCTGATCCAGCGCGAAGGCTTCCGCTTCTGGGGAAGCCGCACCACGTGCACGGACACCTTCTTCTTCGAGAACTACACCCGCACCGCCCAGGTACTGGCCGACACCATCGCCGAGGCGCACATGTGGGCCGTGGATAAGCCCCTCACGCCGTCTCTCGCCCGCGACATCATCGAAGGCATCAACGCCAAGTTCCGCGAGCTCAAAGCCCAGGGCTACATCGTGGACGGCACCGCCTGGTACGACTCGGACGTGAATTCCACCACCACGCTCAAGGCCGGCAAGCTCTCCATCGACTACGACTACACCCCCGTGCCTCCCCTGGAAAACCTCATGTTCCGCCAGCGCATCACGGATACCTATCTGGCGAACTTTGCCGACCGGGTGAACGCCTGACCGGTCTGATGACAAACAGTTTTAGGAGAAACACCCCATGGCACTACCACGCATCCTCAAAAACTTTAACGTGTTCTACAACGGCATTTCATTTGCCGGCCAGTGCACCGAGCTGGGCCTGCCCAAGCTCTCGCGCAAAACAGACAGCTACCGGCCCGGTGGTGTGAATGGCGAACTGGAACTCGATCTCGGCCTGGAAAAGCTCGAATGCGATCACACCTATGCCGGCTACATGCGCGACATCCTCAACGACTTCGGTAACGGCAAGATCGATGGCGCCATGCTGCGCTTTGCCGGCGCATACGAACACGAAGACACCGGCGAGATCGATGCCGTGGAAATCGTCGTGCGTGGCCGCCACAAGGAAATCGACTTCGGCAACGCCAAGGCCGGCGACAAGAGCGAGTTCAAGGTCAAGTCCAGCCTCACTTACTACAAGCTCTCCATCAACTCTTCCACCGTGATCGAGATTGATCTGCTGAACATGATCGAGACGGTCAACGGCACCGACATGCTCGCCGCCCAGCGCAAGGCCGTGGGCCTGTAAGCCAACCCCAAACCACCCATACAAGGAACCCGAATCATGAGCACCATCACCCTCGAAACCCCGATCAAGCGCGGTGACAACACCGTCACCGAAGTCACTGTCAGCAAGCCCAATTCCGGCGCCCTGCGCGGTGTGGCCCTGCTGCCCCTGCTGCAGATGGATGTGAACGCCATGGCCCTGGTGCTGCCGCGCATCACCACACCGACGCTCACACAGCCCGAAGTGCTCGCCCTGGACCCTGCCGACCTGATGCAGTTCGCCACGGAGGTAACCGGTTTTTTGTTGCCGAAGAGTGCCCTGGCGGATTTCCCGACGATGTAGAGGAAGTCATGGCAAACATCGCGGTGGTCTTCCATTGGCCGCCGTCAGAAATGAATGGCATGGATCTGCCCGAACTGATGCGCTGGCATGAAAAAGCCAGCGCCCGGTCTGGCAACACGGAGGAATGATGGCGGTTGATAAACTCAGGCTTGAAGTGGTGCTCGATGCGGTGGACAAACTCACACGCCCACTGCGCGCGGCACAGAACGGAAGCCGCGAGTTGGCGAGCGCGCTGAAAGAGACGCGCCAATCGCTTAAGGCACTTGACGCCCAGCAAGAGAAAATCACCGCATTTCGTTCTGCGCAGAAACAGGCCAGCATCGCCTCTGCTGCGCTGGGTGCGCAGCAGCAGAAGCTCAAGGCCCTCAAAGCAGAGATCAATGCCACCACGACACCATCGAAAGCCCTGACGCGGGCATTCGACGATACGCGCAAGGAGGCGGCAAGGCTGCGCTCGATCCACGGCGAGCAAATCGAGCGCATGCAGAAGCTGCGCAACGCACTTAGCGAAACCGGAATCGACACAAAGAAGCTTGCCGAGCACCAGATCCGGCTCAAAGCCGCAACGGCAGGCACGAACGAAACCCTCAAGCGCCAGCAGACTGATCTGGAAGCGCTGAATAAGGCCGCCCAGCGCCGGGCTGCCATCGCTGCCACTTCCGAGAAGATCACCCGCACCCGCGACAAGCTGGCCCGCAACGGCGCCGGCATGGCCGCTGCCGGCGGCGCCATGATGGCAGCCACGGGCGCACCGCTGGCTGCCTTTGCCCAGGCCGAAGATGCCGCCACCGGCCTGAAGGTCGCGATGATGAACGCACGCGGCGAAGTGCCCAAGGCGTTCGCCGACATCAACAAGCTTGCCACCGCACTGGGCGACAAGCTGCCGGGCACCACGGCGGACTATCAGAACATGATGACCATGCTGATCCGCCAGGGCATGAGTTCGCAGGCCATCCTCGGCGGCCTGGGCAAAGCCACGGCCTATCTGGCCGTACAACTGAAGATGCCCACCGAAGAGGCGGCAGCCTTCGCCAGCAAGATGCAGGACGCTACGCGCACATCAGAGAAAGACATGATGGGCCTGATGGACGTGATCCAGAAAGGCTTCTACCTGGGCGTGGATCAGAACAACATGCTGCAGGCATTCACGAAGATGTCCCCTGCGCTGGATATCCTCAAGAAGAAAGGCCTGGAAGGCGCCAAGGCACTCGCACCCCTGGTGGTGATGGCCGACCAGACCGGCATGGCTGGCGAGGCCGCCGGCAACGCCTACCGCAAGGTATTCCAGATGGCACTGGATGCCAAGAAAATCGCCAAGGCCGGCAAGGAAGGCGGTATCGGGCTGGACTTCACCAACGGCAAGGGCGAGTTCGGCGGCATCGAGAAGATGCTCGGCCAGCTCCAGAAGCTCAAAGGCTTGAGCACCCAGAAGCGCCTGTCGGTGATCAAGACGATCTTTGGCGACGATGCGGAAACCCTGCAGGTCGTCTCGCTCATGATCGACAAAGGCGTGTCGGGCTACAACGAAGTGCAGGGCAAGATGGCCGCCCAGGCCGATCTGCAGAAGCGCGTCAATGAACAGCTCGGTACGCTCAAGAATCTGTGGGATGCGGCCTCGGGCACCTTCGTCAATGCACTGGCTTCCTTCGGTGCAGCGCTCGCACCGGATATCAAGGTGCTCGTCAATCTGATCGGCGATCTGACAGGCAAACTGCATGACTGGAGCGCGGCCAACCCCGAACTCTCCAAGTGGATCATGCGCATCGTCGGTGGCGCCGGCCTGCTGCTGGCCGTGCTCGGTGGCCTGACCATGGCTGCCGCTGCCGTGCTGACCCCCTTTACGATGATCAGCAAGGGGCTCTCCGCGTTCTCCAGCACGGCCAAGATTGTCACCACCGGCTTTACGCTGATCCGCACGGCGATCACCACGACCATGGCATTTCTGAGCGCCAACCCGATTGTGCTGGCGATTGGTGCCGTCGTACTGCTCATCGCCGGCATGGCGTACCTGATCTATAAGTACTGGACCCCAATCAAGGCTTTCTTCATGGGCGTCTGGGCTTATATCGACAACGCCTTCAAGAAGTATCCAATTCTCAACTACATCTTCCCCATCATCGGCGCGGCGCGTCTCTTGATACAGCACTGGGATGCCGTGAAGGCGTTCTTCGTGGGCATCTGGGCAGAAATCAAAACCGCGTTCTCCGGCGGCCTTGCCGGCATCGGGGCACTGATCATGAACTGGTCACCCCTGGGCCTGTTCTATAGCGCCTTCGCCAAGGTGATGGGCTACTTCGGCATCGAGCTGCCGGGCAAGTTCTCGGAGTTCGGCAAGATGATCCTGCAGGGCCTCATCAATGGCATCAGCAACGGTATCGGCGCCGTGGTGGAGGCCGTGAAGGCCGTGGCCGGCAAGGTGATGGATACCTTCCGCGCCATCCTCCCCGCATCCGTGGTTGCCAAGCTGGGCCTCGGCGGTGGTGGCCCCCAGGCCGCGCAAGCCGGCCCGCAGGCGGTGATTGCCAAGGCCGGCGCCGCCAGCGCCGTGGGCAAGATCGGGCGCCCCGGCACCCAGGCCATCACCCCGATCAAAGCCCCTGGTGCCGGAAGTAGCGGAGCGGCTGCCGGCGGCAACACCACCATTCACGTCCACCCGGCCCCCGGCATGGATGAAAAGGCCATTGCCTCGATGGTCGCCAAGAAAGTAGACGAACACGCCCGCCAGAAGACCGTGCGGGCACGTGGTCGCCTTGCAGACAACAACTGATTCCACACATTGACAACATCATGGACGAATTCGACCAAGCATCAGAATTTGAAGAACTGCGCCGCGCTATCGCACTGCGCACCCGCAAGCCCACCGGGCCGCAGGCCACGGGCTGCTGCCTCTTCTGTGGCGACCCCCTCCCGCCCGGCCAGCGTTGGTGCAACGCAGACTGCCGCGACGATTGGGAGAAGCTCCAGCGCGCACAGCGCGAGGCCCCGCCATGCGAGTGATGATGATCCTCGGCATGTTCGTGTTCTCCATCAACACGACCGCCTTTGACAACCTCAAGCGCACCACCGCGTGGCGCCACGCCTCTACCACGCGCATCGGCGCGCGCGCCGCGCACCAGTTCCTCGGCGTGGATGAAGAGACCATCACCATTGCCGGCATCACCTACATGGAGATCGCCGCCACCGGGCGTGTGAGCCTCGAAGCGCTGGAAGCCATGGCGAACACCGGCAAGCGCTACACCCTGATCGGCGGTGACTTCAAAATCTATGGCGACTACGTGATCGAATCCATCGAGACCACAAAAACAGAGTTCTTTCCTGATGGCGCAGCCCGCAAGATCGAATTCACGCTGCAGTTGAAGCGCGTGGATGACAAGAGCGGCTTCGTGATGGGCCTGCTTTCCTCTATTGCCAGCAAGGTGCTGAACTCATGAGCCTCACCAGCACTATTACCAGCAAGGCCGCCGGTGCCCTGGTCGGCAAGGCGCTCTCGGCCCTCTCCAGCGCCGTGAGTGGCGACCAGCCCCGGCCCGCCTACCGCATCATCCTGGCCGGCAACGATATTTCCTCCGCATTCAACAACCGCCTGGAAAGCCTCACGCTCACGGATAACCGCGGATTCGAGGCCGATACGCTGGATATCACCCTCGATGATTCAGACGGGCGCCTTGCGATTCCCCCCAGGGGCGTGACGCTGGCGCTATGGCTGGGCTGGGCAGGCGCGCCCCTGATCGACAAGGGCACCTATATCGTCGATGAAATCGAGCATTCCGGCGCCCCGGACAAGCTCACCATCCGGGCCAAGAGCGCGGATCTGCGCACCGGGCTCACCGAGCGCAAAGAGCGCAGCTGGAATGGCAAAACCATCGGCGATATCGTCACCACGATTGCCGCGCAATACGAGCTGAAACCAATGGTGTCCGAGCGCCTCAAGAACGAGGTGATCGAGCATATGGACCAGACCAGTGAATCCGATGTGAATCTGCTCACGCGCCTGGCTGAAGACTTCGATGCGATTGCCACGGTGAAGAAAGGCATGCTGCTCTTCATGAACATCGGCGAGGCACAATCCGCCACCGGCATATCCTTCCCCACCTGCAAACTGCTGCGCAGCTCCGGCGACCAGCACCGCTTCAGCCTTGCCGAGCGCGACATGTACACCAGCGTGCGGGCCTTCTATCAGGACATCAAGGCCGCACTCAAGGGCGAAGTGACATGGGATGGCACCAGCGCCACGGCGGCTGCCGAGGCCGATGGCGAGACCAAGAAAAAGCGTTACACCTCCGTGAAGACCTTTGTGGCGAGCGCCAAGCAGACCAAGCGCTACACCGAGATTGTGACCAATGATTCAGGGTCGAAGGCCACCACGC